TGACAGGGGCATTACAAAAGGGGCTTGACAAGTAACGTAACAAGTGATATACTAAAGGCGTAGCCAATGCGGGAGAGCCGCCCGGCGTGATGAATCCCGACTGACGTGACAGGGGCATTACAAAAGGGGCTTGACAAGTAACGTAACAAGTGCTATACTAAAGGCGTAGCCAATGCGGGAGAGCCGCCCGGCGTGTAACTTGACAAGTTAATATAGTTCCTTGTATTTGGGTAAATCTCCCGGCGGTACACAATCCGCCTTGACACACGGTTAAAATGTGGGATACCGTGTAGTGACGAAGAGTCTTTGAAAATTAAGACGAAACACACCCACACACGCCAGAAATGGCGTGTCGGAGAAATCCAAAAAATACAATTACAAGGAGAAACAAAAATGAAAAAGAACGAACAAATGAAAGTAAATGCGCTGTGTGTAGCTTATTCTAAGCTTGCAGCAAAAGACGCTGAGAAGTGGCATAGCGAATTTGTCCGCTTGAATAAGTGTTCAGCAGACATTTGCAGAACAAGCGATTTTGAAGTTTTGCGTTCGTACAACACCGTTGTAGCACTGTACCACATCCCGACTGGGCTTTTATTTGATATTCTTAGACATGAGTATGGATATACAGCTACAAGCGCACAGCACATTGCAAAGTTCAAAAATCTTATGCGTGAGAGATACGGAACGTGTGAAATGATACGCTACTATCCCGTTTAACGGGATAGTGTCGGAGAAATCCAAAATACAATTACAAGGAGAAATGAAAAAATGAACAGACAAGAACGAGTAAATATGCGATGTTTATTATTTGCCAATATGGCGGGATTAGATTTTGCAAAATGGCATAGTGATTTCATTGAATTTGACAGTAGTAAAGCTGCGTTCGTAAAGACTAAAGATTATATTGTGTTGTGCTCATTTGGTAGAATTGCAGCTTTGTACTGTATTAGCAGTGGAACAGCAGTTGACATTTTACGATATAAACGTGGCTATAAAATTGACAGTATTAGCCATGTCGAAAAGTTTTTCAAATTGATGAACGCATTATTTGGTATAAACAAAACATTGTGTTATCAAGATGTGTACAAAAACTACAAGGAGAAATGAAAAATGAATGCAAAATTATACGCTAATAGAGTGTCATATGACACCGTACAACAATCTGGGGCCATATTTCACCATCGTGCCGCCGCACAAGGGTATGTATCCAGAAAGCCCGATGCACCAAAAATTTGTACCAAATATTCTGGCAAATTTGGAACAGGTTTCTGCGTTTACGAACCACGATATGACACGTCAAAATATTGCTGGGTATGCTATTACATATTTGACAAAGAATGACTATTTCCACACAGGAAGTTAACCACACCGCTCATAATCTTTTTTAGAAAATTCGCACATTGTTAAAAAAATAACACTTGACATTCCAACCAGCATATGATATCATAAAAGAGTGGTTAGGCTATCTCAACCAGATAGTTATAATCAGCCGCTGCTGTCTCCCCCAGCAGCGGAATACCACGGCAAAAGCTTTGGGCGGTGCAAACCCGCCAGCCGTGAAAATAAAAATAAAAAGGAGACAAACAAAATGCGTACACCCATGATTACCAGAACCTTTAAGGTCACAGTTGCCGGAGTTCTTTGTCTTAACATTGAATCCGCAGAGCCATTCGTGAAGGAGGTGGAACTTCCCAGAACCTACAAGAACGATGAAGCAATCCTGAAAAAGGCACATGAAGTCATCGACACTGACACTGTTAAGGCTGTGTCCGTCAGTTATTCCCGTGTGGATGAAATTCGGTATGGAATGTCTGAAATCGATTTCATTGCAAACTCCCAAAAGTTGCCGCTGCTTGGCAACACTGAGGAAAACGATATCGCTGACTAAGGGGAGGTGAAAATAAAAATGAACGGATACTATGTAAAAGTTGTCGAATGCACCAAGGATTTGACCGCAAAGGAGCGTGTTAAAATCAAGGACACTACTAACGCAATCAAGCTTGATGAAGCAACGCAGGGCGGGGCGATTGTTATCGCCTATGACTACCACGCAGTTCTGGCAATTCACAATGAAAAGCTTGAAAACCCTGATTATCATGTGTGCGTTGTTGTCGATACTGCTGGGAACAAGTACGTCACCGGTAGTGAATCGTTCTTCACGACTATGACTGAAATCGTGGATGAAATGACTGCGGCTGGTGAAACTGACTATGAACTGGAAGTCTACCGCATGGATAGCAAAAACTACGAGGGGAAGCAGTTTATTACCTGCTCCATTGTGTAATTGAGCAGCAGCACGGGAGAAGGAAAACTTCTCCCGTGCTATTTTTATAGAAGGGGGAGTTGCTGAGATGAAGCAGAGAAGAACGCCTAATCAAATAGCATGGGATAAAGAACAGAAAAGAATAAAGCGGTTTATCCGGGAAGCCACGAAACGCGGCTTTGATTTCAGCGATTTTGTCATACCAAAGAAGCCAAAGAGGGTCACAAAGAAACAAATCGAACTAATCAGAAGTATCAAGCCAGATTTTCTGTATAGTAAAGCGACATACAAGGCAGAAAAAGGTATTATTTCTGGTTTGGAAGGTAGAAAATTAGAAAGAAGGACAGCTTATAGCAAGAGGTTTAGCGGCACAAGAAATGTGGCTGGCATTCCGCCGTCCGATGTTGATGACGTATTGACACAAGTCGAAAAAATAATTGACAATTATGACGGCAATAGTCATTGGGGCGAATATATGGCAGCCAGAAAAAACCGTGACTACCAAATCCTAAAGCGCATTTTCTTTGGCGCACTGGCAAGAGATGGAAGAAGGTCTGTTGCTAAAAGGCTTCAAGCAAATGCGAACCGTATAATTGATATTGTAAGCCAAGCCCTATATGCGTCAGACCAGAACACTATCAATTTTGCCATGGCAGCATTCGCCAGAATATTGAAAAATGAAGCATTGACTATGCAAGAAGCAATAGAAATTCAGGAAGCGTCTGAGGGATATGACGATGAAGCACCCGAAAGCTAAGTATTTTGTTGGCGATTTTGAGACAACAGTTTACAAAGGGCAAGAAAATACAGAGGTATGGGCGGCTGCTTGCGTTGAAATGTTTTCTGATGACGTGAAGATTTTCCATAGCATTGGGGAGCAATTTGAGTTCTTTAAGTCATTAAAATCTAATGTTGTTTGCTATTATCATAACTTAAAGTTTGATGGGAATTTCTGGCTGTCTTATTTTTTAATAAATTTAGGGCTTGGCCAAGCGGTTGAAATTGTAAAAGATAATGGGTCAGAATCTTATCCCGATGTAAGATTTCTTGAGCGTAAAGAAATGAGAAATAATACAGTTTCTTATAGCATTTCTGACATGGGCCAATGGTATAAAATCGTAGTTAAAGTTGGCGATAAATATATCGAGTTTAGAGACAGCTTAAAACTGCTTCCTTTTAGTGTTAAGAAAATAGGAAATTCCTTTGGCACAAAGCACAAGAAACTGGACATGGAATACAAGGGTTTCCGGTATGCTGGTTGTGAAATTACGCAAAAAGAACAGGAGTATATTGCTAATGACGTATTAGTCATTAAGGAAGCTCTTGAAATAATGTTTACAGAAGGGCACAAAAATTTAACCATTGGCTCTTGCTGTTTGGCAGAGTACAAACGCATTATTACGCCTAAAACATACTCACGGCTGTTCCCCGACTTGTATCAAATGCCGATTGATAAAAAGTATGGGTGTGCAACAGCCGGGGATTATATCCATGGTGCTTACAGGGGAGGTTGGTGTTATTTAGTCAAGGGAAAAGAAAGAAAAATCTTTAATAACGGAACAACAGCAGACGTAAATTCATTGTACCCGTCTATGATGTCGAGTGAATCAGGCAACGGTTATCCAGTTGGTGAACCAACTTTTTGGAGTGGAAATATTATTCCTGATGAAGCACTAATAGACGGTAAGTATTATTTTATACGCATAAAAACAAGATTTTATATCAGAAAAAATATGCTCCCGTTTATCCAAATCAAAAACAACTTAGCATACAGAGCAACGGAAATGCTGGAAACGTCAGATAGATTAAATAAGGCTGATGGAAAATATTATTCACAATATTATGATACCGATGGGAACTTACAAGAAGCCACTATCACTATGACGCTTACGGAAACCGACTTCAAGCTTTTATTATTGCACTATGAACTTGTAGATTTTGAAATATTAGATGGGTGCTATTTTGATGCAAGAATTGGTATATTTGATGAATACATAGAAAAATATAAAAAAATAAAATTGGAAAACAAAGGAGCGAAACGAGAATTAGCAAAACTTTTTTTGAATAATTTATATGGTAAAATGGCAAGTTCACCAGCATCAAATTTCAAAGTGGCTTATGTAAGAGAAGATAAAACTATCGGTTTTCGGACACAATTAGCGAATGATAAGAAGCCGGGGTATATAGCAGTTGGCGCAGCCATTACAAGTTATGCAAGAAATTTTACAATTAGAGCAGCGCAATGCAACTATTATGGAGTAGACAAGCCGGGTTTCATTTATGCTGATACTGATTCAATTCACTGTGATTTGTCACCCGAGCAATTTAAGGGCATTAAAGTTCACCCTAAAAATTTTTGCTGCTGGAAGCAAGAAAGTTCATGGGACATTGGGTTCTTTATTAGACAAAAAACATATATAGAACACGTTGTAGCAGAGGATTTAATTCCGGTTGAACACCCATATTACAATGTAAAGTGTGCTGGTATGCCAGAACGCTGCAAGTCTCTTTTCATTAAAAGCGTTGAAGGGTATGACAAATCTGAAGAAGATGGGATGACTGAAGAACAATTAGACTTTCTTTATGAGGACAAAGAACACACTGTACTAAAGAAGCGAAAGATTACAGATTTTGACGCAGGTTTGACCGTACCGGGGAAGCTGTTACCAAAAAGAATACAAGGGGGAGTTTTACTTAAAGACACATTTTATGAAATGCGTTAAAGAGCCAGCCATATTATGGCTGGCTCTTTTTTATATCTGTACCCAGCAGTTCCCCAAAGCGGTAACCTTATCCGATAAAACTATGGGCGGCTTATTTCATCCGTGGTTTCCCATGTTTGCAGTGGGGAAAGTGCTGGCAGATACCTTAATAAGATAGGGCTTTTAGTATAGCTTCTTTGCACCTTAAATCTTTGAATCTGAAACATCCTTGTTCAAAATAGAAACGTAAATTTGACAGGAAAAAATCATTTCTTTTAAGCATTACATAGTTTATTCTATGGTCGTTTGTAGTGACAGACAGCTTAGTCTTAAATGAACTGTCTGGTCTATTGTCACAATATATAATGCCTGATTCAGCATATTCTCTTAGCCCATAATCAACGCCTTTGTATCGTATAGTTGCAAGATACCTGCCTGTACCATGTGGTTTATCAATGAAAGCTGTATTATCATTCAAATAGACACATTCACTTGAGTATGCTACATATTCATTGTTTGCAAACGCCTGATTAAAACCAGAAAGTTTCTGTGCCTTGCTTGCAGATTCAATATATCCTTGTTCAAGAACAAAGCCGTTTCCTTTTAGAAACTTGGTTGTCTCTTTAAGTCTATCACTTATTCCCATTTCCACATAATATGGGTTAATTATGGAAACAGGGTTTGAACACATATACACAGGTACATATCTAATTTGTTCACCATGACCACGGGCAACACTGGTATGAATTGAAAGCAGCTTTTTTATTTCGTCAGTGCAGTAGTGATTGCTTTCGCTTTGAAATTCATCAAAGAACATTCTTTCAACATCATTAAACAAGTGACTATATTTCTTTAACTGGTCAGCACTGTTTAAGGAAGCGGCATAACCGCAAGGCAAATCATTTAAGAACAGTTCATGGAAAATTCCTGACGCTCTGCGCTTGCTTGTCATTACGTCATCTGGAAAGAACAGACCGTTAATGTCCTTGAAGAATTTCTGAGCGCAGTCATCAAGTTCATAGTTATACCTATAAATAAGGCAAAACTTACCCTGCTTGTTCTTAAACTTGTTCACAAGTAGACGTGCAAAATAGGTCGTTTTGCCACCAGTTCTATTTGTTGTACACATATATATTTCTGGGGTATTGCCGTTTGCGTCTTTCATTGACAGCAACTTAGTACCATCATAATATTTTCCTGTTGACATTTTGTGTACCGCCTATAATTTTTTCAATTTATTATACCATATCTCTTGACAAAAGTCAAGCGTTGTGATAAAATAAATAATAGAAAAGCCCAAATAGAAATGGAGGATGAAATTTATGGGTGCAACTGAAATTCAGAATTTGGTAACACAGGTTGGCTTTCCGATTGCGGTGTGCTTGATTTGCTTCTGGTACATTAAAAAGCTGACTGATGAACACAAAGAGGAGGTAAACAAGCTTAGCGAAGCACTGAACAACAATACTATTGTAATGCAGAAGATTCTTACAAAGCTTGGTGGTGACGAAAATGCCTAAGATTTATTTGTCACCGTCTGACCAGAGCAACAATATTTACGCATACGGGAACACAACTGAAAAAGAACAGTGTGGGAAAATTGCCTGTTGCCTTGAGCGTGAGTTGAAAAGATGTGGGTTTGACGTAAAAAAGAATTTAGATGACGCTATGTATAGTAGGGTTTCTGAATCCAATGAATGGGGGGCTGACCTGCATCTGTGTATTCACACTAATGCCTTTAATGGCAGTGTCACGGGAACAAGAATTTATGCGTGGAATAAGGCTGGAAGTGGGTGGGGTATCGCAACTAAAGTTTTCAACCAGCTTGCACCCATTACGCCGGGAACGTCTGAATCTATCAATGTTAATACAGAGTGGTATGAAATTGTGTATACTCATGCTCCATGCGTTTACATTGAAACGGAATTTCACGATGTAAAAGAAACTGCCAAGTGGATTATTAATCACACAGAAGAAATTGCCGTTGCTATTTGTAAGGGTATTTGTGAATACTACAATGTAAAATACGTTGAGGAACAGAAGCAAAACAAGCTTTATCGTGTGCAGGTTGGTGCATTTATATCCAAAGCCAACGCAGAAAAATACAGAGATAAGCTAAAGTCTTTTGGTATCCCGGCTTTTATTGTGGAAGCTAATGGGTGAGTATATACCACGTCTGACTAAAGACGGGATGTTAAACAGCGTATACTGGTACAGCAACACAAACCCATTTTATCCAGCCGGGTACGGTTTGCCAAACTGTACTTGTTATGCTTGGGGTAGATTTTGGGAAACGTATGGTAAGATCCCGCATTTACCAACAAGTGATGGCGGCAGCTGGTGGAGGGACGTGACGGGTTATGAGACAGGCTCTGTCCCACAATTAGGTGCTGTCCTTTGCTTAGAAAGGCCCGGCTATGCTGGTCATGTTGCAATCGTTGAACAGATTTTAACGGACGGCAGCATAAAGACAAGCAATAGTGGTTATTCCCGCAACCCCGGAGGTTATGATGACCCGAATTATTTTTGGGTAGACGTAAACCAAAAGTCATTAAACTACATGACAGAATCACAAGTTGCCAGAGGTTACAAATTTCAAGGCTTTATTTACAATCCAGATAGCAGCAAACCAACACCAATAAAAAAGAAAAAGCATAGATGGAAATTTTATTTATATGGGTAGGTGAAACATATGAGCATTAAATCTATTGATGAAATTCTTAATGCCGTTAAAGAGCGCATTGGGGATGACACTTCTGACAGTGCTATTTCATTTGTAGAGGACATATCTGACACGTTTAATTCACTTTCTGAACAAGAAAACTGGAAGCAAAAATATGAACAGAATGACAGTGAATGGAGAAAAAAATATAGAGACAGATTCTTGTCTGGCGAAAGTTCGTCTGACGATGATGACAGCGGCGATACCAATGAGCCGTTGACATATGAAAAACTTTTTAATGTGGAGGGTTAAATTATGGCAAAAAAAGTAGCAGTAACCAATCTAAATGCACGGACTATTGACATTCTAAACACAATCCGTGCGAACCTTAGTGCCAGTTATCAGTCGCAAGTCCCGGAAGTAACTAAGGATATTGACATTCCAAAGGTAGGCGAAGTGCTTTATGGCTACCCCGCTCTGGCTAACCAGTTTTTGACCGAACTTGTCAATAGAATTGCACTGGTTCGTGTTAAATCTGCGACCTTTAACAACGCTTATGCAGAGTTGAAAAAGGGTTATCTTGAGTTTGGGGAGACAGTCGAGGAAGTTTTCGTAAACATCTGTAAAGCCCGTGAGTTTTCTGCGGAAAAGGCAGAAAGCCGTGAACTCAAGCGTTCTCTGCCTGACGTTCGTTCTGCGTTCCATTCCATGAACTGGCGTGTGCAGTATCCCGCAACCATTCAGGACGAGGATTTGAGAAAGGCTTTTCTCAATGCTGATGGCGTTCAGGATTTGATTGCAAAAATTGTAAATTCCGTAAGTGTTGCAGCCGAGTATGACGAGTTCTTGCTGTTTAAGTATCTCATTATCAAGGCTGCGGCACACGGCAAGATGGCTATTATCGGTGTAGATTATAGCAACATGGACAACGCCGCAATCGCTTTCCGTGGTGCATCCAATAAGCTTGAATTTATGTCCACCAAGTTCAACGAAAGTGGTGTGCATACTGTCACCAAAAAGGCTGACCAATGTATTTTCATGGACGCTGATTTCAATGCAAAATATGACGTTAGCGTTCTGGCTGCGGCGTTCAATATGGATAAGGCAGAGTTTATGGGCAAGCTGTACCTTATTGATGACTGGACTTCTTTTGACAATCAGAGATTTAGCGATATCATGGACGGTTCGGACATGCTTAGTCTTGTTACAAACGAGGAACTGGCAATCATGCAGGATATCCACGCTGTTGTAGTAGACAAGGAATGGTTTCAGATTTACGACAACCAGAATAAATTTACTGAGAAGTATGTTGCGTCTGGCGAGTATTGGAATTACTTCTACAACGTTTGGAAAACTGTTTCCACCTCTCCGTTCTCCAACGCTATTGCTTTTGTAAATGAACCCGCAGCAGCCCCTGCGAGTATTCAGTTTGAGGTCACTGACAAGACTGTTGGAGAGGGTGGCACGGTTCTTGTGCTTGAACTGGCTAATGACGATGCTGTTAAATACAACCAGCAGGTGAGATTTACGGGACGTGAAGATTCTGCTGCGGCTATGGTGGCTATCCACAAGTATGGCGCAATCGTGTATCCGCCTAATGCTAAAGCTGTGAATATTTACGCAAATATGGGCGGCACGACATACCGTTCTACTTCTGCTGGCAGTGCGGCTGGTGAACTTCCTTACACTACGGTTAATGTGGGCGATAAGGTAACGTTTGTCAAGGTGTAATTTACTTGGGAAAGAGGGGGTACTCCCAACCTCCTCTTTCCTACATTGGAGGATTCTATGTATATTGAACCTAACAGTAAAATATATATTTTGAAAGATGTACCGCTTGACGTTACATTTGACCACACGATGTGGTGGGCTAACAAAGAAGCGCAGACAGCGGGTTTCATGAGTAAAATTAAATACCGATTTACTGAACAAAGCTATCAAAGAGCAACAAAGAACTCAATTCGTGTAGAGATTTTATGCGATAGGCTGTATGACTGTAACTATATAATGTTCCAGAATACAAGCTTTAGCAACAAGTGGTTCTACGCCTTTATCACAAATCTTAATTATCTTGGAAACGATGTTACTGAGATAACATATCAGATAGACCCTATCCAAACGTGGTTCTTTGAGTTTGAAGTAGCACAAAGTTTTGTAGTTAGGGAACATAGCACAACAGATGACATAGGCGATAATGTAATGCCAGAAGCAGTTCCGATGGGGGACTACATTCACACTCCACCAGTAATGCTTTCACCTGAAAGAGAGTGGGTAGCAGTTGTAGTTTATACCGGAAATCCGTCAACGGGTGGAATAACAGCATCACCTCCCGGTATTTACAATGGTGCTATGCACCAAGCCAAAGTTAAAATACTTGATTTAAGTAGTGTTGAGGACATGAGTGAATTTGTAACAACACTTAATGCGTTAAGTATTTTTAACAACACTGATGCTGTAGCAGACGTTTATATGCTTCCTAAAAAATATGTCGCTGTTAAGTATGACGTGCTAAATGATACGGCATGGTCTGAAGCTGCAACACAGATTTCAGGTGTGCTTACAGATTGCAAAGGGCAACGGGCAAAACCTACACTTGGAAGTTATACGCCTGTTAATAACAAACTTTATACATACCCTTACACAAAAATTGTTGTCACTAATAATCAGGGAGAGACAAAAGACTACAAATACGAACTATGGCACGATTATGATTTATCACCTATTGGCAGAAGATATGAATTAAATGTTGTTGGCGTGGTTAATCCATCGGTTATTTTTAGGCCGATGCTGTACGGTGTGCCATATATGTATGCTGGAGAAATTCCGTCTGAAAACGTTGACAGCTTATATGCATGGGATGATGGAATTATGCTTTCAAATTTCCCACACTGCACATGGGCAACAAGTGATTACGCTGCAAAAATTGTTCAAGCTGGTATGGGTGCTGCACTTGCTGGATTGACTGGTGGTGGAAGCATGGCTGTGGCTGGTGGTGCTATTGCTGGCGCAGCACAAGACCCGGGAACAGGAGTTGCAGTAAGGCCGAACAATTCGCTTAATCGACCGTTGAATAGAAGTAATTCGCAAAAGATTGACCCATTGGATGGGTGGACACCTCCGAAGGAGTTCAAGCTTTCTGCAAATGATGTTTCGGTGCTTAGCAGCTACATTGCACCAGCACTTAGCGGTACGCATGGCGCAGTAATGGCAGACGCAAATTTGCAGTATGCTGCACACAAATTTGGCTTTTCGATGGAGCAGCATTTTATACGTCCAGAGTATGCAAAAATGATTGATGATTATTTCACTGCTTTTGGTTACGCAACCAACCGCTTGAAAAAGCCGAACCTTTCATCAAGGCCACACTGGAACTATGTGAGGACATCGAACTGCCGTATCCTTGGAACAATGCCGTCTGATGATGAAAAGGTTATTTGTGACATTTTTAATCACGGCATAACGTTCTGGAAACATCTTGATGAAGTTGGAAATTACGGTTTGGATAACCGCCCAGTTTAAGGAGGTTAGACATGGGAAGAAAAGATAGAGCCTTTTGGGAAAGCGCAACTCTTAATAATGCTACATATATACAGTATTATAATAGGCTGACAGAGTTGTCCATTTCCATGTTTGAATGGGTAAATTTACCCGAAAGTGTAGACCCGCGTTTTTTGGAACTGACATTGTTCGCAGAAGGGCAATGTGTATTTTTTGAAGATGAAGTAATGGGCTTTTTGTGCCTACAGAATGTCCTTGGTGGAGAATTTAACGTGTATAGAATCCCCACCAAAAGACGTGCTTATGCAGTAAACGGATACCAAAAGGAACTTGACGAAAATAATAGCGTCATCATCTTTAATAACTATCTACACACAAATAGTATGCTGGACGTGCGAATGTTTGCAAAGAGACTTTACAATTTAGACAGGGCGATTGACGTTAATGCTAACGCACAGAAAACACCAATTCTTATTCAGTGCGATGAAAAGCAGAGACTCACAATGTTAAATCTTTATAAGCAATATGAAGGAAATGAACCTGTTATTTTTGGAGATAAAAACCTCAACGCAAATGGCGTAAAAGTACTTCAAACAGGTGCGCCCTATGTAGCTGACAGGCTATACGAACTGAAAACGCAACTGTGGAATGAAGCCCTAACATACCTTGGTATTTCCAGTATCAATTCACAGAAAAAAGAAAGAATGATTACAGACGAAGTGACAAGAAATCTTGGTGCTACCATTGCGTCACGTTATAGCAGATTACAAAGTAGGCGTGAAGCGTGTGAAAAAATAAATGCAATGTTCGGACTAAACATCTGGTGCAATTACAGAGAGGACTTTCGTACACTATCGGACGACCTTGAGGAAGATGGTGTGGAAGGGAGTGAAGGCAATGAGTAAGTACACCACGGAAGTCAGATACATATGTGAAACATACGCAGGGCTTAGTGAATCAAGCGGTTATAGCGATGTTGATGGCATTCTAATTAAAGCTGCTCCCAAAGTATTCGATTTTGACTTTCCGATTTTTGACGAAGATTATAGACTTGGCCTTGAAAAGAAAATTCTGCTCAACTATTATACAAGGGAAATTTGTGAGGAAGCTGTTGGGCTTTGGAAGTTAAGGCTGCAATCAACGATGAATGTAATAATGCCTTATTACAATAAGTTGTACGAAAGCGAACTACTCAAGTTCAATCCACTTTATGATGTAGAGTATACAAAAACAGGAGAAAATAGCGGAACTGTAAACGACACGACCAAAACACAAAACAACGGACATAAAGTAAGTGCTGCTGAAATGTGGAACATTTATAGCGATACACCGCAGGGCGGTCTAAACGGAGTTAAAAACGACAAGTATATTACAAACGCAACTCATATATCATCCACGGGTAGCGAAACAAATAATGACACAACTGACAGCACAGGAAATTCTAAAACAACAGGAGAATATGTAGAAAAAATTGTTGGAAAGATGGGAAGTGGAAGTTATGCCGCAATGATTAAAGAGTTCCGTTCCACCTTTTTGAACATTGACAAGCAGGTTATTGATGAACTTGCTGGGCTATTCTTTGGACTTTGGTAAAGGAGAACACTATGAATAATATTACGCCTTTTAGATATTGGTGCCACAAGGTGCTTCCTCTTGTCTATGATGACAGTCTTAGCTATTATGAACTGCTTTGCAAAGTTGTTGCAAAGCTTAATGAGGTCATAGAACTAACGGATGAAACAAAGAAAATTGTAGACGAGTTAAAGAACTACGTTGACAACTATTTCGGCTCACCTGAGTTTGAACAGCTTATCAATGACAAGCTTGACCAAATGGCACAGGACGGGACTCTTGCCAAGATTATCAATGAGGAACTTTTTAGTGGGCTTAATACCAGACTGGACACTGTTGAAGCAAAAACCGCTGCAAATGCTACACAGATTACAACAAACAAAAATGATATTGCAGTACTTAACACTAAAACAACACAGCTAAACACTGAGTTAAATCAGCTTGGTTCATCTAATCGTGATATCAAGGCGAGACTTAACAGTAACATTGTTTTTGCCGCTCTTAGTGACAATGCTGCAAACACTGTTGCAAATAAATGGTTCGGTAATTGCTGCGTACTCACTATACATGGTGATAACTCAGAAGGAAATATTGTTTTCGACTTTGGAAATGGAAAAGACGCCAGTGTTCTTATCAGCTATATTGCAAGTCAAAAGTCTAACAAAGTTTATGGCGTTGTCATTAGCCATTATCACGATGACCATGTGACTTTAGCAAAACTTAACCAATTTCTTAATTCCGTTCTTATTGATACAAGTGACTGCCATTTCTATTTGCCACATGGAGAAATTGACTGGAGTGCTTTCACGGGTGTGACATATCAAAGCATTGAAACGGCTATTATCAATTCTCTTGAAACGCACAACATTCAATACACACAGGTTTATGAAGAAGGATATAAAGTAGAGTTTGACCAAGTTGAAGTTACATTTCATAATGTTACAGCGGATAAGTTTGGTGACTATTATGACTATAAGTATGACGAGGACATGAACGTAACAGAGAATACTAACTACAACAATTTTAGTATGATTTCTAAAGTCACGTTCAAGGGACACACCATTGTCATCCCCGGAGATGTTGAGCAGCCCGCCGAAAAGAACAACGCTAATGTCGTGGCTGGCGCAGACATTTTTGTTGTCAATCATCACGGGCTTAACCTCAAATCAGCAGATGAATGGATTGATGCACTTTCTCCCTCTATCTCTATTCTTTGCGCATATGGCGTTAGAAGCGAACGTGTATCTTTCTTTGCCCCTGCCCCTGTTACCAAGCGGTGTGCTGATGTCGGAAGTGTATGGAGTACAGTTAATGGTGTGCGACAGACTCTCTATATTACAGAAGATGGAAACTTGAACGCTGCTATTAGTCCTACAAATAGACCTACCCCTCCTAATGAGATTGGACAACTAATTCCTGATGGAACAGACTTCAATACTATTCGCACCCCCGGCACATATTTTATCCAAAACGCTGCACACGCTAATACAATGATAAATAAGCCACCAAATGCTGGTGCTGGTAAACTTATTTGCGTTGCACCAAATCAGAATTATTACGACCAGTCAGAAGATCTTGTACAGTTCTATATTCCTATGTTTTCCTATGCCGACCCCAGTATCCATCAACGGTATCAGTATGGTGTGAACACATGGAGTAAATGGTACGATTATAGACCGACAACTGAATAAGCATAATGGGTGGGCAGTGTATTGCTGTCCACCCTTTGCTATTCATGCTCACAGCACGGTTCAACTGGTGTACCGGTTTTCTGCTTATGGCTATT